CAACATAACGAGTGTTGGTGGGGATCAGATCTTAAAGATAAGACCAGAAAAATACTACAAGAAATTGGATATAAATTATTGGTACCGAACGTTGCTATTGACGAAACTAATGCGTATGAAGATTGGTGGGTACATCCTGGATTTATTAGACCAGACATGCGCAGTAATAAAGAGACCAACTTTGCTTGGGATTATATGATGAAGGAGAGAAGATGAAACCTGTAATTTGTACTGGTGGGTTCGACCCACTCCATTCCGGACACATTGAATATTTTAAAAAAGCCAAGGAAATGGGTTCTATTCTATTTGTTGGCGTTAATAGTGATGAATGGCTAACTCGTAAAAAGGGTAAACCATTTATGTCTGCTGAAGAGCGTATGTCTATTATTAAAGAAATTGGTTGCGTAGGTCATGTATTTACTTTTGATGATTCAGATGATACGGCCTGTGATGCTATTCGATATGTAGCAAAACAAGCTCCTAGAGGATCAGAAATTCTATTTGCTAATGGTGGCGATCGTAAAAAGGGAACAACACCAGAGGTTGAGTTTGCTAAAGAATTGCGCGATGAATGCAATATATCATTTGTATTTGGTGTCGGTGGTGAAGATAAAAAGAATAGTTCTTCGTGGATCTTAAAGGAATGGGATAAACCAACAACACAAAGACTATGGGGTAAATACAGAGAATTAGATCAAAACGGTCATTGGAAAGTAAAAGAATTATCAGTGGATATTGGTAAATCGTTATCAGACCAACGTCACTTCGTTCGTTCTGAACATTGGCATATCGTTGATGGTGAATTAAAAATGGATTTGGAATTTAATAATGGTTACTCTACATCTAAGGTATATAAAACCGGTGACAGTATTGATATTCCAGTTAAATGTTGGCACCATGCAACGAATGTTGGAGACAGACCAGTTAAAGTCATTGAAGTTTGGATGGGAAATACCTTATCAGAAGAAGATATTGAAAGAAGATAACATTATTATTTTGTAGTAGATAAATCTATTATATCACACTGGAAACATATGTCAACTCTTTTTTTATAAATATACAAAAATAATATTAAACAAAGGAGAAAAAGATGGCTTTTCAGTTATCGCCGGGAGCTCGTAATGGTACACTTCAGTCATTAGAGACAACAGTCGGCGCAAACCCTATCTTAACTATCGCAACAGGCGCGGCACCTACGGAATGTCAATCAGCAAACACTGGTAACATTGTTGCAACTATGATATTGCCTACCGAATGGTTAGCAGTACCATCAGGTGGTGTAATTCAGTTATCTGGTAATTGGCAAGACTTATCTGCTGATGCATCAGGTACAGCGGGTTATTTTAGAATACATCAAAGTGATGGAACAGTATGTCATATGCAAGGTACAATATCAGCATCAGGCTCTGGTGGCGATATGCAGTTAGATAACACTAACATTGCTATTGGTCAGCAGATTACTATAACAACATTTTCAATTACAGCCGGTGGCGCATAAGGACTAAATAAATGTCCGCAAATGGCGTATTTACATCAACATTAGATCTCAGCTTCTTTGGAGGTGGTTTTTCAACTATCGCTGGAGAGGCTTCTAGTACATTTGACTATACATTTAGTTCTGATGTTTTTGTACCGGTACTTGCTGAATTAAATCAAACATTAACATTTGATGTTCAGGCTGGTATTGTAACGCCGACGGTATATGGTGAATTTAGCGGTAACATTGGCTTTACATTAACAGAGCCTGCTCGAATTGAGTTTGGTATTCAGAGTTACTTATATTCTGGTAATAATGAAATCAACTTTACCTCGTCCTCGAGTGGTTTTTCAATAATTGCTGGTACTGCGGATATAACATTTCCGATTACAATATCTGGTACCATGGCTCAGTTCTCGTTGGGTCAAACTACTGGAGCTTTTGGGTTTGCACTTAATTCAAAAGTAATTAACTATACGCTTACAAATAGAGCACGATCTGGTTTTAACTCAATAGAACTAGCAAATACTAAAGAAAATAATGTTCTCATACGCAGAGCATCAGAACCGAACGATATAAAACTAAAAAATATTGGTTTAACTTATGCTGAAGTTAGAAACTAATTTATTTTAATAAATAAAAGATAAACCTTGGAGATAAACACATGGCGGCGAATTTTTACATAAAGCAAAACGACACTGCTCCGTCCATTGAAGCCGTTTTAACAGACTCAACTGGTCGAGCAAAATCATTGATCCTTGCTTCGCAAATAAAGTTTAATATGTCAACAGAAGAAGGCTCAAGCTTAGTTAATTTGGGTACTGCATCCATTATTAATGCTACGAAGGGTATAGTATCTTATCCTTGGCAAACAGGCGATACATCAAACACAGGAATTCATAATGCTGAATTTCAAGTAACATATACTAATGGTCAAATTGAGACATTTCCTAACTCAGGATATATCAAAATAATCATTAGAGAAGAGTTAGGATAAGATATGGCACTGCCTCATTCCAGAGAAGATTTTAAAGATTTTATTTTAAGAAAGATCGGTGCGCCGGTAATTCAGATTAACGTCGCTGATGAACAAGTTGACGATCGTGTAGATGAAGCTATTTCTTTTTGGAGAGATTATCATTATAATGGTAGTCAATTAGTTTATCTTAAGCATGAAATTACTCAAGCCGATAAAGATAACGGATACGTTCCTCTGCCAAAAGGTCTGTTAGGTATTTCAAAAATATTTGGTTTTGATACTAATATTTCTACAGGTACTGGTATGTTTAATGTTAATTATCAATTCGTTTTAAATAACATACAAGATATGACTAGTTATTCTATGCAGACTTATTACATGACAATGCAACATATTGAGTTTATGCAAGAATTACTTGTTGGTAAACCAATGATACGTTATAATAAGTATGTTAACAAATTACATATCGACACTGACACTAAGCAATGGGTCGTTGGAAACTACATTATTATTGAAGCATACGATATTTTAGATGAAGATGCATATGCTGAATTATGGACAGACAGATGGCTGCAAAATTATGCTGCAGTTTTAGTTAGAGAACAATGGGGCATGAACCTTACTAAATTTAATCAGATGACTTTGGTTGGTGGAGTACAGTTTAACGGAGAGCAGATATTATCAGAGGCAAGAGCTGACAGAGAAAGAATAGAAGAAGACGCAATACGATCACTTCAACCTCTTACCTACAATTTTATTGGATAAGTTATGGCAACGAACGCATTTTTTAGAAACCACGATAACGTATATGAACAAAACTTAATTGACGATTTAGTTATCGAGTCAATTAAGATATATGGCATAGACGTTAAATTCATTACGAGATTACATCAAAACATTGATAAGATTTTAAACGAAGACGATTTACCGACGTTTGATAAGTACTATGATTTTGAAGTATACATTAAAAACGTTGATGGATTTGAAGGCGAAGGTGACTTCCTATCTAAGTTTGGTTTACAAATTCGTGACTCAATTACATTCACGGTTGCTATACGTACCTTTGAACAATACGTTACACGTGAACAAGATACGAGATTGCGTCCACTTGAAGGCGAAATGATTTGGATGCCACTCAATCAAAAAATGTATAAGATCCAACACGTTGAACATGAAAGTGTATTCTATCAAACAGGTGCATTACAAGTATATGATATGAGATGCGAATTGGCTGAATACTCTGGTGAAACATTCGATACTGGCTATTATGAAATTGATAATTACTTTGCAGACATTGATACATCAAAAGATACCGTCACATCTCTTACATCATTACAAGGTGTTGACCCACTTGCTAATAACTTTGATTTTGAGGATCAAGCAGATGATATATTAGACTTCTCTGAAATGGACCCATTCAGCGAAAACATTTCTATACAGGATTAACAATATGGCAATCGCAAATTATTTTTATAATTCAACTACAAGAAAATACGTAGCGTTATTTGGAACACTGTTTAATCAGTTAAAGATCCAAAGACATGATAACGCTGGTGTTCTTAAAAAAGAAATGATTGTGCCATTAGCCTATGCACCATATCAAAAAATATTAGCAAGAGTAACTGCAGATCCTGATTTGATTAACAGTCGTCGTCCTGCTATGACGTTACCAAGAATGTCTTTTGAAATAAACAACATTTCATATGATCCACAACGCAAATTAACTACAACAGGTAAAATGATTAAACGTGGTAAATCAGAAACAGATGACGCTCGACCTTACGTATATAACCCTGTACCATATAATTTAGATTTTTCTTTATACATTATGACAAAG